CAGGTATTCAGATCGTTTGTTGTCGATGAAGAACTTGCTCGGATTGACCGGGAGCACTTCCATGTAGCGTCGAACTATCTTGACTGCGTCCGCCCAGTCGTTAACTGCGATCAGAGCGTCGTCACCTTGGAAGCATACGTTCTCCTTCAGCTGACGCGGGACAGCTAAAGAGTCCGTGATGCTAATGTATTCAGCATAGTTGATCATAGTGCCCATGAGCGATGTCCAACGCCATCCAGACAACAAGCCTCTCTGGTGTGAGTAGGTGTTGTTGTGGTAGGATAGCGTAGCATGAGCCAACCTGTCCAAGATCAACTTCGAGATCATCACACGCTCCGAGTCCAGCGGGCACGTCCCAGATTTGCAGAGGATCTCTGCACATCTAAGAAGTACTCTCTTGCTCGGTACGTGATCAAACTTGCTCTGATCGATCGGGACGAACAGCTTTGTGCGCATCGTGTCCATGACACGTAGCCAGCTCTCAGCATTCCAATCACTTGACAGTGAAGTTGGAACTACTTTCTTGAAGCGACTCTCTGCCTGCTGTCCTACGAATGACATCTGTAGGAAGAGAGACCAAGGTGAGCTGATCAAGTTGCGATGTTTGCCTTTCTCCCTCTTATCGAAAACACGATAGTGTGGGCATTCTGGATCAAACATGTCTACATGCAACTGCGCATCTGTTGAAGCTGCATAAGTTGAAAACTTAGTAGAACGAGTGCCTTCTAACTTTCTCGAGTCAGAAGCCCCATTGCTTAACCAAGACGATGGAGAAGCCAAGAAGTCATCTAGAGTCTCCCCAGGCGTACTAGGTCTGCCAAGATCTGACTCAAGCCGGTCTAAGCCACGCATGATCATGACGTCACGATCTGATCCGATCGCGTCTTCTGGTTTGGGGGTGCTGACCCATGACTCGATCAAGTCAGCGAACTCATCTGATGCACCCTCTGTAGGTTCGGCTCCAAAATGCAAGTTCCAGTCAACCATGCACGTCCAGTACCCTGGAAAGAGTAAATTGCCGTGATGTTTGGCAATGTCGCCGAGCGTCTTGAAAGCGACGAACAACTGCCCGTTTGTGAGTGTGTGTAGGTGTAGGTGCATCCAAGTGCTAGTCACTTGGTTGCGGGTGGTGGTTGGCAGCAAAGATAAGGCTAAGCCTATCTGCTGCCTTGGGATGCCCGTTGCTAGTGGGCAGAGGTTGGACTTATCCTCTGGTGATCTGTACTTCTTCTGTAGTCCTTTGAACCAGCTCTCATCCCAGGGAGCGGGTTCAGCCGAAAGAATGGTAGTTTTAAAGTCAGCGAGCTCCTGCGCGGCCACAATTGGCCCCGGCAACCAGGGATAATTGATATAGCGTCGCAGGACTTCTAGCCCGCTGTCAGTAATTCCAACTCTCGGCACAGAAGTCTGTACTCTAGTGGCTTCCATCCACATCTCGGCGAAAAGCAGA